AGGCCAATCGGTTCTCCACAATAGGGCTTGATTCCATCTCCGAAATCGCTGAGAAGTTGCTTTCTGAGGAAAAGGCGAAGAACAAAGACCCGCGCAAGGCCTACGGGGAGATGATGGATCAGGTTGCAGTGCTTGTTCGGCTCTTTCGCGATCTTCCGGGCAAGAACGTCTATTTTGCCTGTAAGTCCGAACTCAAGGAGCAACCCGATCTTCGAGTCAAATACTCTCCTTCGATGCCCGGTAAGCAAGTCGGTCCCGGGCTGCCATACTTCTTTGATGAGGTGTTCTACCTCGGCATCGGAGAGACCCCGGACAAGAAGAGCTATCGCTATCTTCAAACGGACGGAGATGATACTTGCGAGGCGAAGGACCGTAGTGGAGCCTTAGACCGTATTGAACATCCTAACCTCACGAACATTTTCAACAAGATACGGGCCAAGTTCGGTCTCCCGTTGATTGCCTGAAACCGACCCGGAAGGGTAAAACAAACACAACCCATATATGGCGCTAATCACATTCGATGCATCGCAAGTAAACCCCCAAGGGGACCGGGCTCCGGTTCCCGAGGGTGAGTATAAGGTGATGATCTCTGCCTCCGACGTCAAGCAAACGACGAATGGCAAGATGGTCAACCTTACCATGAGGGTTCTGGAGGGGCCGGCCGCTGGTCAGCTCATTTTCCAGAACATCAACTTCGTCCACAATAACCCCGTTGCCCAGCAGATCGGACAGGAACGCCTCTCCGCGGTGTGCCACGTTATCGGCGTGCTCAAGCCTTCGGATACGGCTCAGTTCCACGGTCGTCCCTTCAAGGTGAAGGTCGCGGTTTCGGATGACGGCAAGTACAACGAGGTTCTCTCGTTCCTCACCGAAGACGGCAAATCGGCGAACGCTGGTGCAGCAGCTCCCGCTCCGGCTGGCCCCGCGGCCGCTCCTCCTTGGGCGGCTGGTGGAACTCCCGCTCCTGTGGCGGCACCCGCTCCGACACCCGCCTCCGCTCCTGCGCCCGCGCCTTCGACGGAGCTGTTCTACGTCGCTCACAACGGCCAGAATATCACTCCGACCCCGATCGGTGCCGACGCTATCCGCGCCCTGCCGCAAGGCTTGGCCGCGATTCAGGTTTGCAAGGTTGGAACACAGCAATGGGTTCCCGGCAATTCGTTGCAGGTCGCGGCTCCGTCTCCTGCGGCGGCGCCCGTGGCACCCGTCGCTCCGGCGCCGGGCACTCCGGCCCCCGGTGCTGCGCTTCCTCCGTGGATGCAGGCCGCTCCGGCTCCCGGCGCCTAGCCTCGTGCTGTAGGTCTTCGCCGGTCCCTAGTGGTATGGGGACCGGCGTTAGACACGAGCCCTGCCTTTGATCTAGTGTATGCTTCTGGGGGGATGTCATCGCTAGTGCGGGCAGGGCTCCTGTCTAACTTATGTCCTACGGTGAAGAACTCACGAAAAAGATCGACGCGGCCTACGCTGCCAATAATAACGAAGACGGGCTACGAACTCACCTCGGGGGTTCCGTTCTTGGTCATGTTTGCATGCGCGAGGTCTGGTATGGCTTGCGATGGGCCGACTCGGAGAAGCACGACGGAAGAATGCTACGCCTTTTTAACCGGGGACACCGTGAGGAGCTTGTGTTCGCTGAACTTCTCCGGATGGTAGGAGCGACCGTGTGGACGATGGACCCTAATACCGGCGAGCAATTTCGGATTTCCGCAATGGGCGGGCATCTTGGCGGATCAATTGATGGGGTCGCGCTGAACCTTCCCGATATGACGGGAATTCCTGTCCTTCTTGAGATGAAGACTCACAAGGAGAAGTATTTCAATGACCTTGTCAAGAAAGGTAACATAAAGGATTCCGTTCCGAAGCACTTTAAGCAATCGCAGTTCTACATGGGCCACATGAAACTCGGCTGGTGCCTTTACTGTGCTGTGAACAAGAATGATGATCGGCTCTGGTTTGATCTCTTCCAGTTTGACGCGCAGGTCTTTCATCAACTCGAGGCCAGAGGTGAGTCCATTATCTTCGGTCAAGGTATTCCTCCCCGTATTAGTGATAATTCTGGCTGGTTTGAGTGTCGTCTCTGTAATATGTGGGAAGTATGTTGGAACCGGAAGCAACCGAAGAAGAACTGTCGCACTTGTATGCATAGTTCTCCCAATCTAATAGGGGGCGGATGGTCCTGTGACTGTTTTCACCCCGAAATCAAAACGCAACCGAAACTAGGTTGTGATCTCCATGCTCTTATTCCAGCCCTCGACACTAGCGTTTGAACTTAGATACTATCAGGAAGAGGCCGTTGTTTCTATATTCAACTATTTTGCCTCTAACCCGATAGGGAATCCGGTTATTGCCCTACCGACAGGAACGGGGAAGGGCCTTGTCATCGCTGAGTTCTTGCGTCGGGCCATTGTGATATATCCGCAGACGCGAGTTCTGGTGGCGACACACGTTAAGGAATTAGTCAAACAGAACCACGACGAGCTTCTAACCCTTTGGCCCTCGGCGCCTGCTGGTATCTACAGCGCCGGTCTAAAGCGCCGTGACACTCATCTTCCTATCACGTTCTGCGGAATCGCCAGTATAGCGAAGCGTGTCAGTGACTTTGGATTTATTCACTTGCTTATCGTTGATGAGGCTCACTTGATCTCGGATAAGGAAAGCACCATGTATCACAGGGCCCTTGAGGAACTCAGGAAGACTAATCCGTTCCTAAAGGTTGTCGGTCTAACGGCTACTCCGTTTCGGTTAGGAATGGGCAACCTCACCGATGGCAAGCTATTCACGGGTACCTGTTGTGACTATTGCACGATGGAGAAGTTCAACGAACTCCTAGATCACGGGTATATCTCCCCGCTCATACCAAAAGCAACTACTTATGAAATCAGTGCCGAAGGTGTTCAGATCCATGGAGGTGAATATGTCCAGTCTCAGCTCCAAGATGCTGTTGACAGAGAATCTATTACACGGGCTGCACTCAACGAAGCCCTACGTCTTGGAGTGGGACGACGGCACTGGCTGTGCTTCTGCGCAGGAACAGCGCACGCCGATCACGCCCGCGATATCCTTATTGAATTGGGCATCCCTTCGGTATCTGTTCACTCAAAGCTTCCTGGAGGTACTGCAGAGAGAGATAAGAACATCGAACTCTTCAAGTCCGGACAAGTGGGGTGTATGTGCGGGGTGGGAGTGTTCACTACTGGATTCAACTTCAAGCCGATAGATTTCATTATAGGCCTTCGGCCTACAATGTCAACGAGCCTTTGGGTTCAGATGCTCGGTAGGGGAACTCGACCTAGTCCAGAGACGTTCAAGAAGAACTGTCTCGTCCTCGACTTCGCGGCAAATACAAGACGACTTGGTCCAATTAACGATCCGGTGATTCCAAGGAAAAAGGGGAAGAAGTCTGGTTCGTGGGTTCCATACAAGATATGCCCTGCGTGTAATACCTACAATCATACGAGGGCTGCTTTCTGTATCGAGTGCGGGTTCGAGTTTCCACAAATATTTGCGGCTTCGACGACGGCTTCGACGGATGAGATAATTCGAAAGAAGAAAGAGCCTAAGCCTCCCAAGCCCCCGGAGGAGGAACCTCAGATTATTGAATGGGATGTCAGCCGGGTTGAATACGCCAAGCACCACTCCAAGGATACGTCTAAGCCCCCGTCTCTTCGTGTCACATATTACTGTGGAATTCGTGTCTTTAACGAGTGGCTGTGCCTCGAGCATCCACAAGGGTTTGCGAAGAAGAAGGGTCGTGATGCTTGGCGTTTGATGGCTAACTCAGCTAATACGGAGGACCAATGCTACGAACCCCCGAATAGTGTCGATGAAGCCCTGACCCGTGTGGATAACCTTCAACCGCCTACGAGAATTCGCGTCTTAATGAAGGAGAAGTTTCCTGAAGTTGTCGGATACGAATTTGATGCCTTAAATCCTTTAACTCATAGCGCGATAGAACCGGGGCTTTATGTAGCGGACCCGAATGACGATGTCCCATTCTGACCGATCAAAACAATCTCTGACAACGACTCACAAATTGGTTGTCACTGCGCAGGTTGAGTATTAAGGTCATCAAGTAGCCAATAAACAGGCAATCAAAAACAATCAACAACATCCATACAATGGCAAAAAAGAAATCCGATTCCACGGCCGCCGCACCCGCTGCTCCGGCTTCCACCGAAACCCCAGCTCCGGCTGGTGATCAGGTTCCTCCTCCTCCGGCTCCCGCCGGCAATAGCGGGCATCCCGCCGCGCCTCCGGTCGAAACTCCCGCTCCGGAAGCTCCGAAGATCAAAGGGCCCAATCAGAACGGCGTGTCGCGCCCGAGTGCGGACACTCAGACCCGCAAGGTCTGGGACACGGCCGATCAGATCACCGCGGCCAAGAACGGTGTCACCGCGACCCGTAAGGAAGTCGTCGAAGCCTGCGTCGCGCTGGGTGTGAATCACTCCACGGCGACCACTCAGTTCGGCAAATGGTGCAAGTTCCACGGCTTCATCGCCGAGAAATCTCCGGGCAAGCCCGCGGCGCCTGCCGTTCCCGCTCCGGCGATTCCCGCTCCGGCCGCCGCTCCGGTTGATCCGATCGTGGTCGCGACTCAGGCCGGTGCCGATGCCTACGCAGCCGCGCAGGCTGGCAACGCGGTAACGAATCCTTACGTCGCCGGGAGCCCCGAGTGTGACGCGTTCACGGCTGGCTGGACCGCAGCCGCGCAACCCGCAGTCTAATCCACAACCAACCCAATGGAGACCCCCGGTCCGGTGAAATACCGAGCCGGGGGTTCTTTTTAAGGAGATTATGAATACCCAGAAGCCAGAGCATAGTTTATCCGGAGAGTTTGGCAACGGACTTGATGTTCACTCCATCTTTTACACAATTCAGGGAGAGGGGCCTTATTCTGGAACGCCAGCAGTGTTCATCCGTCTCGCTGGCTGCAACATGCAGTGCCCGGAGTGTGACACGGAGTACACGCATGGTCGCCATACCTCGGACATTCTCTCGATCGCCGAGACTGTGGAATCTCTCTTCCCTCCGCATTACCCGCTCTATCACATTCCACTTATTGTTCTTACAGGGGGAGAGCCACTTCGCCAGAATATCAACAAACTCCTTCATCTCCTGATCGCTAATGGGCACCATACCCAGATCGAAACGAACGGGACGATGCCTCTTCCTCCCGGGTTCCCGGTTCATACGATGGTTGTGTGCTCCCCAAAGGGAGGCAAGGTTCATGAAGGCCTTAATCGGATTACGGCGTTCAAGTATGTTCTGGACGCACGATTTATGGACGAACACGATGGACTGCCCTCCTCCGTACTTGGTAATAACTACAGTCCGGCAAGACCTCCCAATGGCTACCGAGGAAAGATATACCTATCACCCATGGACGTGAAAGACGAAGCCCAGAACGCCCGTAATGTGCAAGCTGCGGCGGAGTCCTGCATGAAACATGGATACATTCTCAACCTGCAAATCCACAAATACGCAAAGCTACCATGACAGACATCACCATACCCAAGGCAGAGAAGTTACCAACCATTGTTATCCTTTCGGGTGGCATGGATTCAACCGTGTTGGCATACCACACGGCGCACTCAGGGGGACACGAGCTCATCGGCTGTGTATCCGTAAACTACGGCCAACGTCACTCAAAGGAACTGGACTGCGCGAAAGCGACGTGTGTTGACCTAAAGGTGCCTCACTATCTCCTTGAGCTCTCCAACTTGAGGAAGTTCATCAGCTCCTCAGCGTTGACAGGGGATCAGGAGGTTCCCGAGGGTCATTACGCCGAGGAATCCATGAAGGCAACGGTCGTGCCAAATCGCAACATGATCCTTCTCGCACTCGCGACCGGCGTCGCCATCACAAAGGGCGCGAGGGTTATTGCCTACGGCGCTCACACGGGGGACCACACGATCTATCCTGACTGTCGCCCAGAGTTCGCCGGGGCGATGTCTCAAGCGATTGCGCTCTGCGATTGGGAGCCTCCCACCCTCGCGCGACCGTTCATCAACATCAGCAAGGCCGACATCGTTCGGATGGGACTGTCATTGAACGTCCCCTTCGATCAGACGTGGACCTGCTACAAGGGAGGAGACCGTGCCTGTGGACGCTGTGGTACGTGCGTCGAACGGCTGGAGGCATTTAACATTGTCGGAGCAACAGATCCTCTCACCTACGAGGACAGAACGTCGTGGACTTCTCTCCTCGAAGGTATTAAACATTAGCCATGCCTAAAGTAACCTGTGCGAAGCGGATGGGTCCATTCCCATTCGCTCACCGTCAACCGAACCATGATGGGCACTGTGCCCTTATTCATGGACATAATTGGGACTTCGAGTTTGAGTTCGAAGCTAGCGAACTGGATGACAACGGCTTCGTGATCGATTTCGGCCGACTCAACTGGCTGAA